CCTGATCGGGCGGGAGGCCGTGCTCAACGCGTTGCGACATTCTGGAGCGGCAGCCATCGAAGCTGAGGTTGAGTACTCAGCCCGGAGATTGCGCGTGGCAGTGCGTGACAATGGCTGCGGGATGGATCCGCAGGTAGTACGGTCGAGCCGGCATTCGCACTGGGGTCTTCTGGGGATGCGCGAACGGGCAGAAAGTGTAGGAGCGCAACTCCGGATATGGAGCGGGCTGGGAGGCGGGACGGAGGTGGAAATCTCCTGTTCCAATCCATATTCTTAACGTTGACGGTGTCCACAGATAATCTTATCCGAAAAATGATCCTTCCTAGTTGCGTCTAATTGCACGGTCGGACCTTCGGGGTGTTCAACCCGAATGCTAACCTTTCTGCCCCATAGCGAGAGTTGCTACAAGTCCCGATTAACAACGCGAACCGGAAAAGTGAAATCTCGTTGACTTTCCAGAAGCCCCGTTGTGGGAAGTCTCACAAGATAGGTACCGAGAAACGCGCCAGCAATGACCGACCAATCGCTGGAGAGAAACTTCCCATTACTAATCGGGACAAAGTCACCGGCGAGGGAGGTGGTTTCCCTGAAAGCTCGGCTGCACTGTCGTCCAAGCAATCTGGGGGATTTGGCTACCGTTTTATTGTCTTCTGCCTTTTAGACCTCGCTTTTCTTAGTTTCTTACCGCGTTTCTTCCAATAGTTTCTTTGGCGTTGCTGTTGAGAGCATTCAGCACTACAGAATTGTTGGCCGGCGCGTTCGATATTAAAGAAGTTTCGGCACTGCGTGTTTGCACAGACGGAGGAGTCGCGGGGATGGAGAAATTGCCGTCTGAGAAGTGAATATAGTAGGGGTCGAATCCCGCACAAAATACTGCCATGGAGCGCAAGCGCATCGGGGAAGACCGTGGAACGGAAGGAGTTCAGTAATTCACAAATGACAATTCGGGCATCCGCGATCGGCGAATATGGAAAACCGCCCCCAATAGCAGCCATGTGTTCGATTATTCTTAGTGACTTAGCGTTAAACCTCCAAACCGGTTCAAACCGATCTTGTGATCGTTCCCGTTCCCACTGCCTCAGCCAGTCACCGACGTGGTCAGAGATTTCTCGAAGAAGAGGTCGGGACACCTCGGAGTCAAGGCTGTGCTGTCCTTCCCTCGACAGGATTACCAGATGCAACGCAGCCCTGTAAATTAACTGCTCATTTCTGAGTTCCTGCATATCCTGAAGCGCCGTAATTGTGCAGGCAGAGCACTCCTGCCCCAATTCTTCGTCAGCTATGGGGGGAATTAAGCGTACAGATTTAGCCACGACGGGCCCAAATCTTCGAACGAAAGTAATCAGCTGCTCATCCGAGACCGCATTCGCAAACTGTACATCGGGCGACTCTTTACCGATTCTTTTCAGGCCAGTGGGGTATGGGTCTTTCGAAGCTCTTTCAAATCGCCGAATAAGATCTGAGGGGGCATCCTTAATCTTATAGCGTGGGTAAAGGCCACTAATCTGTAAGTCCGATCCAACCAGATTGACCTCGAGTTCCCCACCATTTTGTGGGGGTTCAGCCCACTGAAATCCACGATATAGGTGCTCTACAATTGTCATAATTGAAAGTAGAGCACAGTTGTTGGACAATGTCCATGATTGCAGAAATTGGTCGTCAGCGGCGATGGACCGACTCCGGAAAGGGCCCTATGAAAAGCGTTACCTCAGACCTGCTAATCACGTATCAGAGAATTGAGAAAATTAAGAACAATCCCTGCAATTCGCGGACTCACTCCAAACGTCAAATCCGTCAAATCGCCGACAGCATCACAGAATTTGGTTTCACGAATCCCGTCTTGCTGGACCGGAGCAATACCGTAATTGCCGGTCATGGGCGCGTTGCGGCAGGAAAGCTCCTCGGTATGTCGGAAGTGCCTACAATTCGGCTTGAGAATCTGTCGCCCGATCAGGCGCGGGCTTACGTGATAGCCGATAACCGCTTGGCAGAAAAAGCGGGCTGGGATACATCGATCCTCGCTATCGAATTGCAGAACCTGCTGACGATTGATAGCAACTTCGACGTGACGATCACTGGATTCGAGATTCCGGAAATCGACATGCTCCTAACGGCACCTGATTCCAAACCAGATCCGGATGACGATTTCGAGGTTACGGAGATGTTGGGGGCCGTCACCCGCCCCGGTGACGTGTGGCAACTAGGCCGACATCGTGTCATCTGCGGAAACTCTATCGAAGAAGATTCATTTTCGATATTGTTCGGCAGGAAGCGGGCTGCCGTTGTCTTTGCCGACCCACCATACAACGTTGAAATCGAGGGCAACGTTAGTGGCAACGGCTCCGTCCGACACCGGGAATTTAAAATGGCCTCCGGTGAGATGAGTGAACTCGAATTCGTCTCTTTCCTCACGTCGAGCTTGCGCTTGCTGGCACGCTACAGCGTCAGTGGTTCTGTCCACTTTCTATGCATGGACTGGCGGCATATGGGTGAACTATTGAGCGCTGGCCAGGAGGTTTACGACTCCCTCCTGAACGTGTGCGTTTGGGTGAAGAACAACGGCGGCATGGGCTCGTTATACCGGTCGCGGCATGAATTGGTGTTCGTCTTTAGAAACGGCAAGACGCAGCACCGCAACAATGTGCAACTCGGTCGATATGGTCGCAACCGAACGAATGTTTGGGACTATCCAGGTATCAGCACCCTCTCAAAGGTTGGCGATGAAGGCAACCTGCTGGCTCTGCACCCCACCGTAAAACCGGTCGCATTGGTGGCCGATGCAGTACTCGATTGCTCGGCGCGCGGCGACGTGGTGCTGGACGCATTTCTAGGCTCGGGGTCAACACTTATTGCGGCCGAACGGACGGGGCGCTACTGCTATGGCATTGAACTCGATGCTGTCTATGTTGATACGGCCATTAAGCGCTGGCAACGCTACACCGGCGACCACGCTGTGCACGCGGTCAGCGGAATCCGATTCGATGATGTTGCGACCGAAGAACCGGAGGGGAATCATGGCTGAGGAAAACGATCCGAAATACACGGTTGGCTACAGGAAGCCGCCTAAGCACACGCAGTTTAAGCCGGGCCGGTCGGGCAATGCTAAAGGCCGTCCTCGCAAAAGCACAACATTCGCGGACGATCTCGAAACAGAGTTGCGCTCCACGATCGAAGTTTTGGAGGGCGGGAAGCGCCGAAGGATGACCAAGCGCCGAGCCATTGCCAAGCAGCACGTTAATAAAGCATTGGGTGGAGACGTCCGCTCCACAGAGCTGCTGCTTAAGAGTACCCAACTGGGCCGAACTGGCCAGCAGGACAACCTGAGCTCATTGCTCGAGGAGTTCCGTGAGAAAAACCGCTGCCCACCAACCAAAAGTGTGGCAGAGGAGGCCGCGTCAATCGGTCCAGCGGATAACACGGCTTCTGCAGATAGGGAAGGCGAACAGTCATAGCGCACAAGTTTAACTTCGGGCCTCGAGCTGAGCGCATCGCGATGCGCCCACCGGAGGACGACTGGCCGATTAACCTCCTCGAAGGAGCGGTCCGCAGTGGCAAGACCTGGTGTCTTCATCCAAAGGCACTCTACTGTTGCTGTTACAGCGTCGGTGGCCTCAAAATAATTACTGGAGCATCGAAACAGAGTATTCATAATAATGTCCTTCACGACCTGTTCGAGATTGTCGGCTCACGCAACTACAACTACAACCGAAACACCGGACGCCTTAAGCTGTTCAACTCCGAATGGCTGATTATCGGAGCCAAGGACGAAGGTTCCGAGCGATACATTCGCGGGTTGACTGTCGGCGTGGCGCTCTGCGACGAGGTCAGTCTTATGCCAAAAAGCTTTTTTCAGATGCTGCTTAGCCGCATGTCGCCCGAGGGTGCTCGCCTCTACGGCACAACCAATCCCGACAGCCCATACCACTGGTTAAAGGCAGAATACTTGGACAATCCAGAGCTGAGAGCCAACCGGATCCTGTGGTCAGATCATTTCACGATGGCCGACAACCCGAACCTGACGGTTGAATTCGTTGAGTCGCAGAAGCGGCTCTATACCGGATTCTTCTACAAGAGGTTCATCGAGGGCCTGTGGGTTATTGCCGAAGGCGCAATCTATAAAGATTCGTGGTCCGAGGCTCTGCTCTACGATCTGAAAGACGAACCGATCGGTCTTCGGGCCCGCGGTGGCCATCAACAGCGAATTATCGCCATTAATTACGGGACCACCAATCCGATGGTCTTCCTGGACATTTACGACGACGGTAATCTTTTCTGGGTAGTGCGCGAGTATTATTGGGATTCAGTCGTCGAGATGCGCCAAAAGACCGATGCCGAATATGCTGATGATCTCCTGAAGTTCATCGGTCCCCACAACTTTGCCAAGGTGATCATTGACCCCTCTGCAGCCTCTTTCAAAGCGGAGATGACCAAGCGCGGGATTTGGCACGTCGATGCAGACGATGAAGTGAATGAAGGGATTCGAGTGGCCTCCATGGTTTTGAACCAAAAGCTGGTGCGGTTTTGTCGCCAGAACGCCCAAAAGACAATTCAGGAGATGCAGACGTATGCCTGGGATCCGACGGCGGCGCAGCATGGCGAGGAAAAGCCTTTGAAGACTCACGATCACGGTGCCGATGCATTCCGCTATTTCGCCAAAACCGAAGTTCCATATTGGAGATTGGCCTGGGGCGAGCCACTGCGCTATTAAGGCAAGCGCTATCGTGCGCATTTACCCGTTTTACCTGCACCTTGATCCAGGGCTTTGTGCAATGCCAAGCTCGCGCCATTTCGGCTCTACCGAACTTGACTGTCCGTCCGAGGAGAGCGTCAATGTCACTGTCTTATGGGAGAGAAAGCCGCACCGGACGTTACGGCCCAGATTGCGAAACTGCGAACATTGCCGAGATCACAATTGCTCGAATTGTGGGCCACAGTCTACGGAAAGGTCGCCCCACGCGGGATTCGTCGAGAGATCCTGGTTCCCTTTCTCGCCTACAAGATTCAAGAGAACGCTTTCGGCGGTCTGAAACTCTCCACACGCGCCGAACTCCGACGTATTGCGCGGGGTTTCGAGAGGAGAGCTTCAAGCGAATTACTCATCCACCCTCGGATCAAGCCTGGTACGCGACTCTGTCGACGGTGGCAAGGGAATATGCACGAAATACTCGTAACCGAGTCCGGTTACGAATATCGCGGCGTCAATTATCAAAGCCTCTCGGCAGCTGCCCGAAAAATTACTGGTACTCGCTGGTCCGGCCCTGCTTTCTTCGGTCTCAAAAATGGTAATTCTGGCTTAGGTCACCGCAGTGACTAAGCAACATATACGTTGTGCCATCTACACACGGAAGTCCTCAGAGGAAGGATTGGAACAATCGTTCAACTCACTTGAAGCTCAACGGGAAGCCTGCAACGCCTTCATTCTCAGTCAGAGACATGAGGGCTGGGCGGTTCTGAAAAACCACTATGACGACGGCGGCTACTCCGGGGGCACAATGGAGCGTCCCGCCTTAAAAAGGCTGCTGAACGATGTGCAGGCACGTAAGATCGATACCATCGTTGTCTACAAAGTCGATCGCCTAACCCGGTCCCTAGCTGACTTCGCCAAAATCATTGAAATTCTTGACTCCCATGAGATCAGCTTTGTTTCCGTCACTCAACAATTCAACACGACTACGTCCATGGGACGGCTAACCCTAAATGTGTTGCTATCATTTGCTCAATTCGAACGTGAAATCACTGGAGAAAGAATTCGAGATAAGATCGCCGCATCGAAAAAGAAGGGTATGTGGATGGGAGGTACGGTTGCTCTCGGTTACGATTGCGTTGACCGTCGACTCATAATAAATCGGGTCGAAGCCGATACTGTGCGCGGAATCTTCCGTGCCTACCTCCGATTAGGCAGTGTTGGGAAACTCCAAGAATACTTGGGCCAAAAGCAAATCCGCAGCAAAGTGCGCACAAGTAATGCCGGGCGCACTTTCGGTGGCGCACCGTACTCTCGGGGCGCCCTCTATCAACTGCTCAACAACCGTATTTACATTGGGGAGGTTGTCCATCGGGGCCAGTCTTATCCTGGACAACATCGAGCCATTTTGCCACGAGAGCTGTGGGACCAAGTACAAGATCGCCTACAAGAAAACAATCAAGCCCACCGAGCGGGAAAGTCTCAGTCGACACCGAGTTTGCTCAGCGGCAAGTTATTCGATGCGAATGGTGTGCGATTCACGCCAACCCATGCCGTCAAAAGCGCGAAGCGATATCGCTACTACACTTCACAGACTGTAATCCGGCAGTCTGGCAACAAACCCAAAATAACGCGGTTTCCTGCCCAAGAGCTGGAACAATTCGTCGCATCGCAAGTACATCTCCTTCTTCAGGCGCCCGACAAGTGCACGGCGGGAATGAAGGACAGTCAAAGCAGAGGGGTGGCTGAAGAAAGAGCGAAGGATCTGGCGCAAAAATGGCTGGAGCTTACGACTTCGAAGCAACATGAATTCCTGAGGAACATACTGCGGCGAGTAACGATTAACCAGACAACGGTATGGATTGAGATCGACAAAGCAAGGCTGCTTGCAACCTTACTGGACCAGGACTCTAAAGACTTCCCGTCTTTGTACAACCGAAGATGTGACATTCTGAAGCTGAACACTGAATTTCAGGTTCTTCGCCGTCGCGGCGAACTTCGAATGATTTCTCCTGACTGTGGCTCATGTTTTGAAGAAACACCTGAACCGTCGTTAGTGAAGGCTGTCGCACGGGCCCGTGACTGGTACGAGAGAATCGTTGCTGGCGAGTTCAACAATATCCGTCAACTATCGGGAAAAGTGAGTTTGACCCGACGCTATGTTCGACGGATTTTGCAGTGTGCCAACCTCTCACCGCGGATCATCGAGGCAGTTTTAGCGGGTAAGCACACACCACACCTCACGTTGAAAGAAATCCTGTACAGCGCATCCCTCAATTGGCAGGAGCAGGAAAAGAAACTACTGAGGTCACTCTAAAGCCGCAATTCCCAATTCTTACAATGTGTCCAACCTTGTTGGCACGGTGCACTTCTGCATAGGTACTTGGGATCACCGCTAAAGATTCGGAGGCCCCAAAGTGCGTGATCTAGACGGACCCGGACTGGGCAATTTGCGGCCTCTTTAGATCGCTTATGAAGTTGTGAAATTGCCAATTGCTGACCAGCATTGATTTGCTGATTCAGCAATTTGGAAAGTCATTTGTTTGTTGAAGTTTGGTACGGGCGGTGGGGATCGAAATTGCATCCCCAATTTCCAAGTCTCACCAATTAAAGGCGTTACCACTCGCCCTCGAATCCAATTGCTAGAAATGCTAGAAAGCGCCTGGCTGTTGATCGGCGTTTCGGCCATTTGCATGGTTGCGTTTCAGCCCGCTACAATCACGCACCAGGAGGGCTCGTGGAAAAAGGAGAGCTACTTCTGGGTGCCTTGAAGGATTTTGCCGATTCGTACGATTCCGGCTTGCGTCTCGTATTCGCGCTCACTACTGGTGCAACACTGCTTTTTGCGCATTCCCTTATTGAAGTGACCATCCCAAAACCACTCGTTCTCATAGCTGGACTCTGTGTGCTGGCGTTCGGAACGGCCTCAGTTCACTGCGCAGGCACGATAATGAGTTTCGCAAAGTTACGCCTCAAAGTGTTCGCCCACGCAGCGCGACAAGGCGATGTTGATGCCCTAGACGTGATGTTCGCCGACGTTCGGACAAGGGGTGAACGGGCTGAGAGGTTATTTCAGGCCGGGGTGGTGTTGTCGATGATTTTCGTTAGTGGCCT